TCAACGGCAAAGTCCGTCAGGATATGTTATACGTCAACGGCGAAGCGATAACCGACGCCGAGGCTGACATGATTCGCAAATATGGCATAGTCCCGAAAAAGGTCACAGACCTTTCATGGACAAGGGAATAAGGGGGTAAAAACGATGCCTGATTTTTTCATTAAAGTTTTATCATGGTTTAACGCCCAGCCGGATATTAACCGGATGGGTTTTTTGTCGTCGCTTTTCAAGGTAACGCCGGAGTCGTTCACGGACGCAACGGAAATCGAAATCGACCTTGTCCGAAGCGGCGAAGAGGTCGCGCCGGTAGTAACCGACCTGTCGACGGGCGCTGTAACAATCGTCGAAGCCGCATTCGCCACGGCGAAGGTTCCG